CAGTTGTACTACTGGTACAATTATGCTTCAGTTGGTTCAGAAAACTACAAGAAATTTGAAACTGAACTAATAGAAGAAAACAAGTATACAAAACTTGTAGATAAACAATTAGCAAACAATGAAAAAACTGGTCTAATTAACGTTATAGTTTATCAAGACGGTAAAATCATTGTAGATAAAAATAATTATCCAGAAGAAATTTTAAAGAATAATGGTTTATACAATACAGAAGAGCCTCCTATAAGATCAAATTCTATGGGTAAAAGTATAGCTGCTTATGTAGTAGGCCACGCAGTTTGTAAAGGTTATATTGGTAGTGTGACTCAATCAGTTTCAGATTGGGAAGTTTTAAATGATACATTATATGCTGACAATACTTTGTTAGAGATAATGAACATGACAGCTGGCGATCATAATTTCATAGGTGAATATAAGTATGGTCAATTTAAAGAAAGCTCAGATGGTGCTGTATTTGGTAAAGCAGAAAACCATATACAAAAGTCTACAATTTCTCAAACTATGAATAAGTTTTTTAGAGGTACAGAAAAGAAAGGTAACAGATATAATTACTCTGCTCTATCAACACACGTATTTTTAAATTATATGCTTAGTAAGTTTGACAATGCACAAGAATATGAGGCATTTTTAACAGAAATCTTTAGAGATCATATTGGTGTTAAAGAAAGAGTTAGTTTTCAAAAGGTTGCGTTTGACTCATCAAACTTTGACCAAGGTAACTCTAGATTTACTTTCTTTGCTAATGCACATGATTATTTAAGAATAGCAGATCAAATAATAAAAGATTATAACTCTGATAGTTGTATTGGTAACTATTTGAGAACAATAAACGATAACAAAGTTAAAAAAGGACATGAAGGTTATAAGGCATATCAAATTGGTGCTTACACTAAAAAATATGGTGGTCAATTTCACATGGACTTTGTAGGAATTAACAAAGATAGAACTATTTGGGGAATGGACGGTCATGGTGGTCAACAAATCGTGATGGACATGGACACAGGTAATATTATTATAGTTAACTCTGTAGATCAACACTACAATTGGAAAAAGATTGTATACAACGTAATGAAGAAAGGACTTTAATGACAGCGGCTGATGGATTTGGACTATTGTTAACAGGTATAGTAGTAATGGCAATAATACTAACACTAGTGTGGTATGTGATTAATGATATAGAAAAAGATGACGAATGAAGGAATATGGAAAGATATGAAAGATATTGTTAAAAAGAAAAAGAAACATTTAACAATTGAAAAAAAAGAAGTTAAACAAAAACAAATAGAAAAAGTATTAAGTAAGGTAACACCTTTACATGATTTTTCATGGTATTTAAAATGGCTTAGTTGTATTTTAATATTATCGGCAGTTTGTTTTAGAGCTGCTGGTACTGAATATCATAATTATGATTTATATGTAAGTTTAGTAGGTACATTGGGTTGGTTATGGGTAGGTATTCTATGGCATGACCGTGCATTGATGGTTTTAAATAGTTGTTTAGCAATGGTAATATTAATAGGAATTTTAAAAGTTTATGTCTAGTGCATTTATTATAGGTAACGGTGAAAGCCGAAAAAGTTATAATTTAACTAATTTAAAAGAAAAAGGTAGGACGTATGGTTGTAATGCCATATATAGAGATTTTACACCAGATGTTTTAGTTGCAGTTGATTCAGGTATTTGCCATGAAATATACAATAGTGGTTATTGTCAAAACAATGAAACATATTTAAGAGGTTGGACAAGATTACCAGCACCAATATATGAGTCTGTTATAAATGCAGGCGCCTCAATAACTGCCGAAGAAATGGCCATTGTTAAGGAAGAGAAATTGATTAACTCAAATGAGAGAGGTGATTGCCAAGAGTTTGTAATGCATGGGTCTAATATATCAGGTGCAGTTAAAATTTTAAAACAGAATAAGAAACAAGAAAGTAAAAACGTAAATCATACTGCTGTTGATGTCAGTTGGTGTACCATGAATAGTAAAGAACAATCTATTGACGATATAATGAAACCAAGAGATTGGGGTTTCGCTGCTGGTCCTACTGCTGGTGCAATTGCAATACTAAAAGAAAAACAACCAAAGGCAACAGACTTATATAATGACGCCGATGATAATGAACATAAAATTAGTTTAGAACTGTTTTTAATTGGCCATGATCTGGCTAGTAATGATGATATGATAAACAATATATACAAAGATACAAAATACTATGGTTTAAAAGAACAACAACAAGTACCAACAGACAATTGGATTAACCAATGGAAATCATTAATGATTAACAACCCAGGAGTGACGTTTTATAAAGTCAATCCAGAGGCTGATGTTGGACATGACGTTGTTAGTAGAGCAATAAAAGAGTGGGAAGGTCTTAAAAACGTATTCTATATTGACTATCCTACTATGGAAACATTAACAGGCTAAAGGAGCATTGACAATATAACTAGGATATGTTATATTACACCTAATATGAGTATTATAAATGGTATGAGTAAAAAGACGCCAACTAAAACTATTAAGATTAACAATTATGTTAGATATTGGGATAATAGTGAACCTAATGGACACGATATACAAATTTTGAAAGCCGATGGAAGTTTATTGAGAATTGAAATGAGGTGGCCAAAGGGTGAAAATAGATTACTAAAACCTGGTAGAGCACATAAGATTGATAAAAAAACTGGCAAATACATTTAAAAGACTTATAAATAATAATGATCCCGATAATATAGGGAACACAAATATAACAATACGAAAATATATACAAAGGAGAAAATAATATGGATTTTGAAGCATTAAAATCATCATCAAGTGGCTTTGACAAACTTACTAAAGCACTTGAAAAGAACCTCAATTCCGAGGACCAATCAAACAAAAACAAATACCAAGACGACAGATTTTGGAAACCTGAACTAGATAAAACTGGTAATGGTTATGCAGTAATCAGATTTTTACCTGCTATACAAGGAGAAGATTTACCTTGGCAGAGAGTTTGGTCACATGCCTTCCAAGATAAAGGCGGTTGGTATATTGAAAACTCATTAACAACATTAAGCCAAAAGGATCCTGTGTCCGAGGAAAACACAAGATTGTGGAATACTGGTGTTGATAGTGATAAAGATATTGCTAGAAAAAGAAAAAGAAAACTTTCTTATTTCTCAAATATTCTATGCATATCTGATCCAAAACATCCAGAGAATGAAGGTAGAGTGTTCTTATTTAAATTTGGTAAAAAGATTTTTGATAAGATAACAGAAGCAATGCAACCAGCATTTGAAGATGAGAAACCAATTAACCCATTTGATTTTTGGAAAGGTGCAAACTTTAAACTAAAAATCAGAAAAGTTGATGGTTATTGGAACTACGACAAATCTGAATTTGAGGCAGTGTCGGCAACAGCTGACGGTGATGACAAGATTAAAGCAATCTGGTCTACACAATATCCTCTAAAACCATTCTTAGCACCTGACAATTTTAAGTCCTATGATGAACTCAAAGAGAAACTGAATAGGGTAATTTCAGGTACAAGAAGCACTAAAACAGCAGATAACGATGAGCTCCCGCCAACCGTTAAATCAGCTGGTAGTGTGAAAAGTATGAGTGAAATACCTACTGCTCCAGCGGCTAGTGATGATGACGATACGTTATCTTACTTTAGTAAATTAGCCGAGGACGATCAGTAAACTAACTATTCCCTCCGTTAGACATACTTTAAAGGGCTATTAGTAATAATAGCCCTTTTTTTTGTATAAATATACCCATAATGGCATTAAGCATTTTAGACAATCTGGTTGATAAAGCAGATGGTGGCCAAAAGTCATCCTCATGGTATAGGAAAGCTGTAGGTACTATTACAGATAGAATATCAGCAAGAAGATTAATGGCTCAAGGTAAATTGATAGGTAGACCTAGTGTTGGTAGACTTAATTTATTTGTTTACGATCCTAAATATAAACAGACATTACCATATTATGATATTTTTCCTTTAGTGTTACCACTAGAGCCAATAAAGAATGGATTTGCTGGTATCAATTTTCACTATTTACCACCAAACCAAAGATTTACTTTGTTAACACAATTACAAAGATATGCTATACATGGAGCAAGGGAGATAAGTGCTAAAAATAGATTTGATGTCAGTTATAACAGAATTAAAAAGTTACCACTTACAAAGAATGCTATTAAAAAGTATTTGTGGGCACATACTAGAAGTCAATATTTAAGAATAGATTATAATGAGGCTGCTTTAGCAGTATATTTACCAATCGCACAATTTAAAAAAGGGAGACCATACTAATGGCGATATTAAGAGGCGGAAAAAGAATAGGCGGATACGATATTAGAATTGGTATACCGAGAGATAGATCACTTGACAATGTGGCAGGTGATAAAAGATTAAAACGTAATATGGGTGGTAATCCTGAATCTACAATGGGTAGAGTGCAGGCTATGGTAAATGAGGCAGAAGGTTTTGCTCGTAAGGCAAGATTTTATGTTGAGTTTATGTTACCTAAATCTTTAGGTGGTGGACCAGATGGTTCAGCAGGTTCCGTATCTTCATCTATGGCAGATGAAACATATGATTCATTTTATACAGCTCAAGATATGAATGCAGTACATATAGCAAATGGTAGACGTGTTCAAGCATTTTGTAGTGCTATTGAAATGCCTGATAGAGAAATAGTTACCAAAGAAGTTAGACATGGTAATACACCAACTAGACACGTTGCAATTGATTTTAAATCAGCAGAGATTACAGCAACGTTTTATGCAGATAAATTTATGAGAGAAAGATCATATTTTGAAATGTGGCAAAGTGCCGCTTTCAGTACTAAATCTTTCAATATGAATTACTATAAAAATTACGTGTCAGATATGAGAATATATCAGTTAGGATCATTTGCGTCTAGACAAGAGAGAGACGAAATAACATATGGTGTACAATTGTTTGATTGTTTACCAACAAGTATTAGTAAAGTAGATTATTCACATGATTCAAATAATGTACAAACATTTACAGTTACATTTAAATTTATGTATTGGATTAATTTCTTTTTAGACAAACAAGGCAACATAGAACTTGGTCAACCTAAATTTGGAAAACCAAGTGTAAAAGA